GTATGTGCAGTTGATTCAGCTTTTAGAAAAGGGTATTGGTATCCATCATTCGGGTATGATTCCCATTTTACGAGAGATTGTGGAGTTTATGATCTCCCAGCGGCATATCAAGATGCTGTTTGCTACGGACAGTTTTTCCATTGGCCTCAATTGCGAGATTAAAACAGTGGTCTTTACGGCCGTGCAGAAATTTGACGGTAAATTGGAACATTATTTGGCGCCACATGCGTATACTCAGATGGCCGGACGCGCCGGACGGCGTAATATAGACACGGTGGGGCATGTCGTTCATTGTAACAATCTGTTTTCTTTACCCTCAATGACCGAGTATAAGAGCATACTATGTGGTAAACCTCAACCCATGGAGTCCAAATTTCATATTACTTATGCCACGGTACTCAATTTGATTAAGAATGGTGACCGACGGCTCTCTGATTTCCGGGCGTTTGTGGATAAGAGCTTGTTCAAACGGGACTTGTTGCAAGGCGAAGAAGCACTGCATCGTATGTTGGAAGGTCTGAACACTGAACTAAAACGTAAAGAAGCGTCTGTGTCCCATTTGCGGACACCGTCCGATGTGCTCATTCAATACTTAGAGGCCAAACGGCAGTTACCATCCTTGGTAAATAAACGTCGGAAGGAAGCAGAACGGCAACTACAAACATGGAAGGATATGTATCCGTCGTGTGAGGCTGACGCGAAAGCTTATCAGGGTGTACAGAACCAACGAAATGAAATTGCCCGTCTCCAGGACCAATTGCGCAATTTAGAAGAAAACGTCACGGTCCAGTTTCGCGGCATCCTGGATATTTTGGTGGCCCAGGGATTCTTGACGTGTCAATTTTGCGACGTTCCTGAGCACGAATACGAAGAACCCATATTTAATTTTACAGAGCGTGGTCATTTTGCATCTCAGATGGCCGAAATCCATCCCTTGGTCTTTACACATATGGTGTTTGATCACGGCTTCTTTGAAGCATTTACCCCTGTGCAATTGGTGGCGTACTTGTCGTGCTTTACCGATGTTCGGGTACCGGCCGACCTCGTCAAACATGTGCCTACCACGGAGGACCCACTACTGCAACGCTGTTACCAGGACCTCCAACGATACCTGCGGTTTTATGACGACGAAGAAAGTCAACGTGGTCTGAATACGGGGATTGATTATCAACACACCGTGGTATGTGATCTTTTAGACGAAATGGTGGCATGGACCCAATGTACCGAGGAGTCGGCATGCAAACAGTTTATTCAGGAAGTCATCCTTCAGGAAAAGCAGCTGTCGTTGGGAGATTTTATCAAGGCCATGTTGAAAATATCGGCCATTGCCAAGGAATGGATGTCGGTATGTGAGTTTGAGGGTAAAATTGGGTTGGCACATAAGCTTCAACAAGTGGACGAACTGATACTGAAACATGTGTGTACGACCCAGAGTTTGTACGTATGACAAAAACCCTCCACAGAATGTATATGAGCACCCCTACGGATTTACATTTACTGCAGAGTACGAGCTCTCAACTTGGGCCAGTTTCGGGCATCTTTTATGGTCAGAATGAGGGATTAGATGCTATCAATCGTCATATTTATGCTCGCAATTTAGCGGATGTACCTTTGCGTCCCAACATGGATATGCGCAGTGTACCGACCCGTGACGTCCTGTATCCTTTGGCGGATAAACGCCCCGAATACAAGGGGAAATATTTGAACTACGACACCCAATCTTATTTTTCCCCGGCCACGGCGATGGGACCAGCAAGTGGATTCAAAGTGGAAGACGAATCACGGCTGCGTAACCAGTTTTTCGCATTACAGCATGGAGCGGACCAAGCGTTGTATGTTCCGGCATCCACGTCCGATTTATACAAGGTCGCTGTACCCACCACGTCCAACCCTTTCCCCCAACCCTTTCCCTCCTTATTTGATACTCCGACGTATGTCACTGCTCCTGCGCCGTATGCCGACAAAATTGGCACCGAGATATTTAACAACAGTACCAAGACGCAATTGAGAGGCCTCTAATTTCGTACCTGAAAAAGACAAAAATTGATTTTGTTGTCATCTACATAAAAAGATGGTAACAAGACACCTTAGTTGGTAACAGTCATGTCCAGAATGAACGCCAAGAAGACGATGATGAAGGAGGAGGTGACGGTGTGCATTCGCAATATTCATGTGGCTTTGGAGAAACACGACGAGTACAAGGAGAATTACCGTGGCATTATGAACCTTCCGGTAATTCAAAATCTGAAACGTAAAAATCGCGAACTGAAACAACAAATCAAGTTGTTGCAGCGCTTATTGAAATCACGCAAATTGGAAGACCCGGACGATGAGGTAGTGGTGGTTAAAGTAGAATCCATGGCGGCTGCATCGGGACAAGGTCAAACGAAGGTATATGATCTTACTACGGATGAGCCTTCTGGAGACGAGCCTTCGGGCGACCCGTTACCGGTTACGAATGTTTTGATTAAGCAAGAAAAAGAGGTGGAAAAAGTGGAAGAGGAAGAGGAAGAAGAGGTGGAGGTGGAAGAGACGGAAGAGGTGGAAGAAGCGGAAGAAGCGGAAGAGGTGGAAGAGGAAGAGGTGGAAGAAGATGAGGTGGAAGAAGATGAGGTGGATGAGATGGCGGAATTGCAAAAAGGTCTGAGCCGCCAGGAGGATTTGAAGTTGGAAGAAGAGGAGGAGGAAGAGGAGATGGAGGAGGTGGAGGTGGAAGAGGAATATGTAGAGGTCACCATCAATGGTACCACATATTGCACCAATGATGAACAAAATGGCACTATTTACGCGGTGACTGACGACGGAGATTTAGGCGAGGAGGTGGGAGTGTTCAAGCAAGGTAAGCCGGTGTTCAAGACCAAGACAGTCACAAAAAAGCGTTAAAATTACCACTTCATGATAAGAGAGGCAGCAGCAGAATCTGCTGCCACCGAACCTAGGTTGGTTGATGAGTCATTGGTTTCATCCAATTCTCCTTTTTTTTTCGTTTCCGCCCCGGCCCGTTGCAACACCTGTTTCGCATATTGTATTTCGTCCGGGGATGGAGGCTGATTTTCCAAGAGGTCAATGTGATGGTTGGTGAAACTTTCGGGCAAAATACATAGCACGGAGTTTTCGTTGAACAAGTAGTCCATGCATATTATAAATACCACTGTCACCGCCAAAGCGATGTATATGTCGCGGCTACCCATCCAAACGATGCAAAAAATCAAGATATCACGGCTAAACGTATGTTTCAAGTAGCTTTCCATGGATTTACTCAATTTGATGGAAACAAATTTACTGGAAATATTCAACGTGATGACCACTAGTCCAGCAAATATCTTGGACGAATTCAGAAACTGGACATGATGGTGAATGTATTGGAGATATGCTTGGTAAAGCCAATCTAAAGGGCCGGGGGTCTTCTTTTTACTTACCATCACTCATATATTTTACCTAGGGATTATAAGCCAATTTCCGCTCCAGGTATTTGGGTCTCCAGTTCCACCGGCTCATAATCAAACGTATCTTCATGGTCCACCAAGTCCAGTCCCATGATGTCCCCGTCCTCTCCGAACACATATTCTCGGTCTTTTTTGGTATGGTTGGAAAATAGTTCGGTCGGTTTCAAATACGCTAAACATGCAATACTGATGATAAAGAACAGGCCCACCAAGAAATGAAACATCATGCTGTTCACAATTAGGACGGTCCATCTTGCGAATACCAGTGTGGTTTGTTTGACGTCGCGTAACAAGGCCATCTTATGAAAATTTTACCAATATTTTCACGGTTTCTTTTCTTATACATTTACAGGCAGAAATAGATAATTCTTCACGTTTTTTACGTGTTTTCGTGCATTCTACCGGGCTATTGTCACTTACGTGGCGTTTTTCGGTAACTGAGTGACCATGACACGGTGGTATCGTGTCATCCCCGGTATGTGAAGATACGGATAAAGAACTGTCGGTAGAATCGGTGGATGTCTCCGTACCGTTACGCCGTTTAGAAGTCGTGTTTCGGGTATTCATGTCGTGTTCAATGACATGGTAGTGACGTTGGATATAGCCCAAGATATGATTTTCAATGGCCCATTTGAAAAAATTGAGTTGTCCTATGGTCGTTTCAATGTACCGTGCTTCGGCCCCGTTCTCAGACTCATCATACGGAATTTGAATACGTTCCCAACGACAAAACGGATCAAAACGCCGTTTAGAATAGGCTTTGAGTTTCAATTTATAGTCGTTGTACACTTTGAAGCGAATCGGGTCACGGAGTTCCGGGCTGACGAATTGCATGGTGTCGCGTTCCGGGTCTACTTCTGAAACGATTTCATATACCGTATAGTATTTTTTGGCGTAGTTAGTGACGAACCAGTCAATGATGCGTAAGGAGACGGGGGTAGCGTGGTCACTACCTCGGGGGTCGGTCTGTACGACGGACAGGAATTGTTGCATGTGGACCGGGTTTTTGTAAAATTCGGTCAAGTTTTGCATCAGCAAATCGTTCTGAGTATTCAGCACCTTGGCATTGAATAAGGGCATGGTACAGTGTTTTTGTGTACTGTATCATACAAATTTGTTTAAGCCGTTTGGTCCTCTTCCTTCTCTCTCTTCATACGACGGTTTCGCGCCTGGTCATTGTCATACACTGCCGTGGAGTAGATGATCCCTATAAACACAAGGATGAACGGCAAGAGCACAAAGAACCACGCCAGACCCACCAATCCGTTGGCACACATGAGGTTCAACAAGAACACCCAAATGAGCACTTTGACGATGAAGAGCAGTATCATGGACACATCTATATTGGACGCGATTATCATGATAAACGACACCAATGACAATACCAAATATACATAGGTGGGTGCACACAGAGTGTACCCACCCAGGGTCAATTTGCTCATCTTCATGATGACTATATATTTGACCAATATTTGGTTGGTTACACTTTGGGTGACACTCCCAACGGACCATCAGCTCTCCCCATTGATGAACCATTGAGTAATTTAAGTGAATCAGACACTCCCGCTGACGAACCAAATCCCGTTAAAGCGTCCGGTTTGCCTAAAAGGGGGTCCCATAGATAGTCTACAAATCCACCGCCACGGCTTTTGTATTTACGCTTCTGAGTTTTTCCACCATGCGATGTCACCGGTACCGACAACCGTTCCGACGCCATGATTGCCCGAGGGTCGTTAAAAAAAGAATTCAGAGGAATAACCGGATGCGCGTTGCCGGCAATTTGAATCCTTAATGAACGATGGCGGCGACGAGTTTGACGCTTGTCTCGTTTACGAAGGCTACCCCCCCATAGTTTGGTTTTCAACGCGCACCCACATGAGCCTCCTGATGTTCTCTTATTATGTTTTTTCATAGGCGGCATGGTAAACGCAGACAACTACCCAACCTTATATGCAATATAGGGCGATTATTCTATCTCCACATGGGTCAACATATGACGGCGGCAACAGACGTTTTTAATGCCGATCTTGTCTAATACCAAGGCCTCGGGGGTTTTTTTGGCATTGTCTTTAGTTAGATACACAATGCGAAAGAGATCAGAATAGTCCTGATCCGACAGGCCACTCGCCTGGTCACGCTTGGTCTTCTCTACCTCCCGGATATAGTACTGGTATTTGTTGGCAATGACGTTACCGCATGTGAAACATTTGACCGGAATCATACTCATCGTGATAAAATGGTTCCAGTCCAAGGATACTATAGGATCATAAAATACGGTCTAAATCAATTTTTCTCCTACGTATCTCCAACGCCACCATATCACCACGATAATATGGGCTTATATTAGCCATGCCATTTTTCAACACATTTGGGACATTTGCGCCCTTTTCATTGCGTACTCAGATCAATCCAATCATACTCACGTCATCGTATGGGTTAACTACACAGAGTTCTATACAAATCAAAAATATTACCGGGGTATTTACCAGCATCAATGTGGTTCGCTATGACCAAACCAATAATTTGCTCACCACGTTTCAGGTGTCGCCATTTTTATTGGGAATGACTTTCACTGATACGACAGTTACCACCAATATATCTTACGTCTACGTCATTCAACCCTTGTTCGGTGGCTTAATTGGCAAGAATTTTATTATACCCGGCACGGTCAATGCTTTAGTGAATAATTTTAATACCATAGATAATACTGATATGGTGATGTACTATACCTTTGAGACCCCGCAAATCTATGACCGCCCTCCTAATTCCTTTTCAGTACAAGCCCAGGGTCTCAATACCATCATTGATAGCTCGGCCATGGTTGTGTATTACCCAATGGACTATGTGTATTAGATGGACGGTTGCTTGTCTTCACTTACCCGGTAGCCCTTGGTCGTCTTCTTTCGCACCATTTTGGCGGGTTCTGTCGTTCCTGGCGCCGTTTTTTTTCCGTCCCTAGTCTGATGCCATTCGTCATGGCACGTTTTGCACAAGGACATGAGGTTCGCTGGATGGTTTTTGTGAAAGTGTCCAATGTATCCGTCGCAGTCGGCGTCGCGTTGATATTGCAAATGATGCATTTCTTCGGCCGCAGTTTTCCGACAGATTTCACATATACCCAGCAGTTTTTTGGTGTTATAATGAGACGGTTTTTGTTCCAATACGTCGGTTTGTACGGGGGAAAAATACCGGTGCCGTATGGCGTAGGCCCTCTCCAAGAAAATGGGGTCCATATGCATGGATTTGGCGACTTCAATACCGTAGGTTCCATTGCCGGGTCCATCTTTCAGTACGCGATCATACACTAGGCAATCGTTTTGGGCATCGTAGAGCACGCTCATGTGTTTCACGGCTATTTCCGTCGTCATGTCCTGCATTTCTTGGAACTTTAATATCTCGTGAAAATGGGTAGCGAATATAAAGGAAGCCCGACGTTCGTGCAGATGCATCAGACCCGCCATAAAGATGGACAATGCCGAATCTATTTCGGTACCTGAGCACAATTCGTCGCCCAAGACCAAGGTGTGTTGGTCGGCCATTTTTAGAATCATCCGCAGTTCCGACATTTCCACCGCAAACGTGGAAAGTCCCTTGAATAGATTGTCATTACCCAAGATACGCGAATAGATGGCCCGGTACGGATGAAAACGAAAATGTGTGCAAGGCACGTAACACCCCGCTTGGGCCAAAATGACCGCAATACCTAAGGCGCGAATCAAACTGGTCTTGCCCACCGCATTCGTCCCGTACAAGAGTATCCCGGAGGGCGTCTCGGCGCCTCCCATGAATACATCGTTGGTGACATAAATCTCGCTGGTTTGCAACTGTTCAATCAATGCGTGCCGCAAACCCCTCGCCTCCACGAAGGAAGATATAGGATCCTCCGAGCTCGGCACCAATTGCGGTTTGCAATACCGGTATTCTCGCGCTATGTGAGCTTTGGTCACCAAGACGTCCCATATGGCTATTTCCTTGGCCACGGTTTCCAACACTGGGTACCATTTATCCGTCAATATCTGCAACACGAACTGGTAGGTAGTCGTCATCAAACGGTGCAGGTCGTCTTCAATCTGAAACAAATCATGAGAGATTTGCTTGAGCTGCGGAAATGCGATTTCGTCATAGCTTGCCGAGGCTTTGTTCACTTGAATAATACTCCACGGTACGCACGGGTATTCACAGCTCCCTAAATTCAGTGCCACTTTGCCGCTGTTGCGCGATATCAGTTCTTTGAGCAACGCTCCGCGTTTTTTGGTGACTTGCAACGATATGCCACCCTTGTCCGTCTTATGCAAACGCACTCCTTCGGAAGTTCCACCTCCTGCTTGCGAGATGGCTTCATTCAATTGCCGTTGAATGGTTTCCAATTGAGCTAGTGCATGAGTTTGACGTGCCAGACAGGATGCTACATCGCTGAACCGTTCCGCCCGCAAAAACAGAGGACCATTTGACCCACACGCTTCCAGATCAAACATGGACATTAATTCATTCATGCAGTCATCAAGTTTTCCCATGATAGGGCCCTGTGTGCCTAGGTCCGAGATATACGTGGAGAATCCAGGGTCGGCCTCAATATATTCGGTATACATGGTTTTCCAAATCATCAGAGTTCGGTAGAGGTGAGCTATACCCACCGGTGACAGACGTCGCGACACCATTTGCCGGGCGATTTTCTCTAGGTCGCGCATGTCCCGCATCTGACGGCGAATATCCGCCACCGATGTAGGAGACAATGTCGTCAAGACCTGTTCAATGGCGTCATAATCGCGGACCAATCGCACTTCGTCAAAGCCCGGATGCAATAGTTGATATTCCAGTCGGCGGCGACCCATCGGGGTCTGACATTGATTTAATAGCGCAGTCACTGAACCAAGACGCGTCCGTCTGTCACTGTGATTTCCGTCGGCCACCATATTCAATTGTTGAAGGGTATGGTTCGCCAAGACCAGTCGCTGCGACGCATTGGTAAAGGTGGGAAACTGTAATTTGCGTACCAAGTCCGTATTGTGGTTTTCCACAAAATGCAGTAAATAGCCCCAAGCCTGGGTCGCCACAATATGGGTTTGAAACTCGCCACAGGTCATGAAGGTGTCCTCTGCAAACAACGCCCCCAATTGTTGACTCAAATAAGTCTGCTTGGTACAATTTGTCGCCGCCGTATCTTCATTCACTTCTACGTAATGCATCGCCACTTGACCTGACAAAGACAAGTATTTGATCAACGTCCGTGTCATATCGTCTGGCCATTCCGATACCACCACCACTTCACTCGGGTTCACCGTGGACACATGTCGGTCCAGTTCGTCCACGGTGGTCGGGTTCATCAACAACGGGGTTTGGTACTCAAATAAATGGGATTCGCCGGTAAATACATTCATGGAAGCCATGCCACATACCAGGACATCTCGGGTGGCCGTGTCAGTGGCATGTTTGCGCAATGCGGTATTGACCCCCATCTTGGAGAGCCATATGCAAGTGATATGATTGGAAATGCGGTCGCGGGTATCCACCTCTTGAGATAAAAATGTGCCGGGTGAATACACCGTGTCCAGCCCTCGCACCACGTCCTTTCCGTTTTTTTCTTGGGTGTAAATGACGACAGTAAACCCCGCTTCTACCATTTTTTGTATGTACCGGTCCAACTGATGATCACGTACTCCTGCCATCACCACAGGGCACGGGGGCATGCTCTTCACCCACTGAGTGAGTGCCTTGGCTGCGGCAGGACTATTATCTAGAATGGGAAACGGTTGTGTACACGTTGCCTCGGTACATTGACCTAGCAATATTTTCTTTTCGGCAATATTCAAGTCGCAATGTTCAGCGAAAGCTTGTATGGGGGTGATTTCGTAAGAACCGGTGAATGGGTTGCGGATACTGTATACTTCAAAAAACGCCCCGACCTGTAAAAGTACCACGGTAAACTTACCATATTGCTTCTGGTACTGCTGCGTCAATTTAAAATAGTCTATGATGATGGAATCTTCTTTAGCAGACATGAGTTGCATCATAATAACAAGTAATGTTTATGTTATTATGCAGATGTTGCGCGTTTATCGGGTAAATATGGGAGCACAGACGGGAGCGTTGCACATCAAGTAAGATATTTGTCCGGCACCTCCTCGGCGTTTGACCGTGCGTCTTTGATTTTGCTTGCGTTTTTGGTGCCGCATCTTTCGGCGTAAGGTAGATGCCACTTTCCGAGAAGTACGACTGGACATTATAGAATACGCACTTATTTTTTCGCTCGGCGCGTTTTGCGACTACCGTTCTTGGACGCCGTCCGCTTCTTTTTCTCTCCACCCAGCGTCTTTCCCGTAGAACCCGTGAGATCGGTAGCGCCGGCCGGAACAGGCATGTCGGCCGGAGCCACTGCCGCACCATCCGAGGCGACCTCGGCAGGCACCAAAGGCGCCATCGCGCCCCCCGTGCTCTTCTTGGTACCGCGCTTGTACACTTTCTTGGCGTCCTTCATGGCATCTTTGAATTGGTAATTTTTGTTGGCCTGCTTTTGGTCGTGATAATATTGAGTGACAAACTTGGTCCACTCGTTCATGGTATATATGACCTGGATATTTTATCGCAATTTCAAATAGCCTAAAGTGTAGTCGGTCGCACGAATGGTGAAGTATACCGCGATAAAATAAACCACTCCGTGAATTAACGCGTATTTCACTACCGAGCCCTTTTCCGGAATGGTGATGAGGATTCCCGGTGTCGTGATGAAAAAAAAGAAGGTAGCAATAAGAGTGTATAGGATCTGTTCAAGTTGGTTCCACATCTAGGAACTTGCTATAATATATCCTTGGTATGAATTTCTGGTTCAGAGGTCGCGGCAAAGAAAAAGGAGAGGGCAGAGGCGAAGAATGAAATGTATGTATGAACTTACATGGGTACTACGGCTGTAGACGCTGACATGGGTGTGAACATGGGATAACGAGGTGAGGGTTGAGGAGTATGGTCGCGACTCAGCATGTTACGAACAACCTGCCACCCCGGAATCGTTAATGTGGCGACCTGGTGAATATAAGGACGTGGCTGGTACGATACAACGGGTTGTGGTGGGGGTTGGACGACCGGTTTCGGTTTAGCACGCAGTGCGGCAAGTTCCAGTTGACGGTCTTCTTCTTGGTCTTTTCTAACTACCTCGGGATTGTGGCGTTTCCACTCTTGGATGGCCAGGGCGAGGGCGGTATTCTTGTAGAGGGTTTTCACAGTAATCGCGGAACGGTCCAAGGGACTAGTAGAGTGTTTCTGGAACCACCCTTCAATTGCACTCTTTTCGTAGGTGTGTCCGTCGGCGGCGACCACGGGGTTGGTCATGAGTAAGAGGGTAATCGGGCATAACCAATCTTTGAGGGGATCGGTGCCTTTGGAAAATACAGAGGTACGTGCAGTCGCGTCTGTCTCGGTTTGTTGCATGGTTTTAGGGTGTAACTGTATTGACATGAGTAAATATGAGATTTTCAATTTTTCAAATGGACTCTAGATGCTTGGTATGAATTCCCAGTCCAGATCGTGACAGACCTTTTTCCAAATTTGGTCCTGTTCGCGTTGCTTGTCCACATCCTTCATGAGAATGATATAGGGCAAGTACTGGGTTTGGTCCAAGAGCACGCACAACTGGTAGAGGGTGTAGGTATAATTGAAAAAATTGGTACGGTTGGCTGGGCAATGTAGCGCCCACGGTTTCTGGATCTCAATGAAGAGGACACACAGCGTCTCGTGAAGTTCTTCGTTCATGATGGGGGGTTTGATCCCAAACAATGAATTGATGTATTGGATGTGTTCAAAGTACTTGTTCAGACCCAGTTTGCGCAGGATATCACGCATCTTGTCATAAGTAAGTTGACTGGTGTCGGTGATGCGTTCCTTTTTGATGCGGGCCCGGATGGCTTCAATGACTTCTTCGGGAATTTGCGTGGTTTCCTTGGCTTGGAACTGTGAGAGAATCTCCTTGAAATGGTTGAGACGAATGTACGCGGTGTAGGATACTTCGTTGGGGGGCTCTTTATTGGCCGGCTTGGCGTTGTCTACAATATGGGTGATGAAGGCGCCACATTGCGTGTTATTGCAAATCAAAATGCCTTCTTCATCTTGGGGAATGAGTTCACCACGGTGGCATTTTTCACAAATATCCGACGGAAAGACAAAATCCTGGATGTTGATGATCTCATTGTTGACGTTTTTCCAGTAATTTTGGTAGGCGTTGCGTGAGGTTTGGTAGCGATTGCTCAGCATATTGGATGATTCGGGGGTGGTTCCTTTGACCTTGAAAAACTGGTTGAGGAGGTTGACGTTCTGGGTGCCCCCGCCTTCGGAAATGTCCTTTTTCTGCTCAAAGTACTGAAAAATATACTTGGAGTTTTGCAAGAGGTACTCTTTACGCTTGGATTGCAGTTCCTTGATGGTTTTCTTGGTCTGTTCAATCTTGTCCAGTGCGTCCAGGTATTCTTCCAAACGTTTAGCCGACGCGTGACGTTTAGCCGCAGACTTCCAACCTTGGATTTCTTCTTTGAGTTGGGGGATGGTTTCATGTTCCAAGGTATCAAAATACTGGAGCATCTCAGTATGTTTCTCGTCAATGGTTTTGCTGGAAAAGGCGGCTTTTTTGTTGTCGGATGTGGTGGGTTTGCATGCAGTGGCAATAGAGGCCCGGGTTATGTCCTTTCCCGGGGCCTTTTTCATGATTCAGTTATAGAGGGGTATTCTGGGCATCTTTTACACCCTTTTTCGCCCTATAGTATAATGGGGAAGCAACGGCAACTGGCGCGTACCAAGAAGGACCGGCGCGCAAAGCGGGCTCGCAAAACGTCTCGCCGCACGCGGGGTGGTAACGGCGAGGGTCAGCAATCGTGGCGGTTTTTTAAAGAGGAGCCGGTTCCCGCCCAAAAGGGATTGTGGGCGAAATTAGGCGACATGTTTTCCCCGTCATCCAAACCGGTTGCTCCGGCTCCTCTGGCGGCGGGTCCATCTGACCAAGTGGTGGTACAGTTGTCGGCCCAGTTGGGGTTTTCAGAGTCGGATGCACAGATGTTCAACAGTCATGCTCAGCGCAATGGTTTAAGTGACCAATTGTACGTTCAAAAGGCATTAGGATTTGACGGGACAGACAACGCAGCCAAATTTACCGAGGAATACGGCAACAAGTTGCAACTGGCCCTCAAGATATACCGCGAACAAGGGGTACGTGCGCCGGCACTCATGATTGCCATGAGTACGTACACGAAAAGCCAGGAAAAATGGGGGCAGTAGACACGTCATGTGTACCCGTCATAGTAGAGATAGATGCGTTCCACGAGTTCAGTGTTTTCATCGCGCTGGATACGGGCGATTTGTCGGTCTATTTCGCGTTTAAGTACGGCGAGTCGGGTCGCGATTTCGGGATTTTTCGCTTTTCCGTTGGATGCTTGGTATTTGTCCGGATTGAACCGGATATATACCCATTTACCCGAGTGGGCCATGTAGAGGTCGTCGTACCGGGTTTCTTCGTTCATCGCATCGTAAGATTTGTGTTGGTTCTCATCGGTTTCCACGGCCAAGAGGGTGTTGCCGAGGAGTTGGTAGTGGTCAATGCGCCGACGGATGGTGCAATCGCAGTGATGGGTTTGTATAGGACGATCGTGATGGAACCCTTCGTAGTGGGCATTGATGAAATCGCGCACGGCAATTTCCTTGGTCTTGGACCGTATTTGAAAGGTGAGGGGGTCCAACGGAAATTCGCGGCGATAGCATTCGGTGCAATAGTTTTTGTATTTGATGTTGCCGACGCGTTGATAAGGGCATCCTATCTCGGGGTTCCCTGGACATTTTCGGCTTTTGACATCTATCATGGTATCCGTCTTGCACGAAACACAGCAAATGGGAATGGTTTCACCCGGTTCGTTGAATCCCGGAATGGCTTTGCCACATTGGCAACGGCGGTTCACGACATTGATCATGGTGTCTGTTTTGCACCGAATGCAACATATAGGATCCGTTTCTCCAGGTTCATTGTAGGTGGGAATAACTCGGTCACAGCGACAGCGCTTATGCTTCACATCCACCATTGTTTCGGTTTTACATGTAACGCAGCATATAGCACGTGATTCCCCGGGTTCATTATAATTGGGACGGGCTTTACCGCATTGACAAAGTCGGTCTTTGACATTGACCATCGTGGGGGTTTTACAGGATAAACAACATATGCGTTCTTTTAGACCCGGTTCATTATAATTGGGTATAGCTTTCCCACAACGACAAAGCTTGTCTTTGATGTTGATCATTCCCTCCAATTTACACGAGGTACAATGGGTGGCCCTCGTGTTTCCGGTATAATTAAATGTCGGCGTAGCCTTGCCACATACGCATTTTCGGTTGACGACATCTACCATGCCGTCGGTCTTACATAGAGAGCAATGAGTTCCTTTGGTTTGTCCGGGTTGATTAAATACCGGACGTGCGCGACCACAATGACATTTTTTGTCTACAATGTTGGTCATGGTATCGGATTTACACGCTAGACAATGGGTAGCAATGCGTTGTCCGGGTTCACCAAAGTAGGGTTGGGATTTCCCACAATGACATTTTTTATCTACAATATTGATCATGGTTTCGGATTTACATACTGCACAATGGGTAGCAATGCGTTGTCCAGGTTCACCGAAACATGGCTGGGACCGACCACAATGACACATTTTATGTGTTGTTATCATGTCGTCTGTTTTGCATAATGCACAGTGAGTGGGTCGTTTCGTATTTGGTAATTTGAAGGTCGGTATAGATGCACCACATACGCATCTTTTATGGATAATATCTATCATGCCTTCTTTTTTACAAACGGTACAACATACTGCACTGCCTTCATTGGGGTAGTTATATTTTGGTTGTGATTTTCCACATTGGCATCTTTGACAAGTTACATTCACCATATCATTGGATTTACATAGGGAACAACAAATAGGAATAGTCTCATTGGGTAGATTGAATGACGGTTGTGATTGACCACATTGGCATAGTTTTTTACGTACATTTGTCATGTCGTCTGTTTTACATGAAGCACAATACATGGCACGTGTTTCTCCTGGTAAATTGAAACAGGGTTCGGATTTGCCACATTTGCATATTCGGTACTGAGGTTTCATGTCTTCTTTATGGAGTTTGCAGCGTAAGGCGACGCCATAATGGGTACCGTACGAGGCTCTTTCACGGCAGTTGAGGTATTGGCAAGTATATCTAGACATAACTTGGATATATGATATATCTTTATATTGAAACATGCGGGAATCAATTTTATTTAGGTGAATTCAAATCAGCCATATTGTGATATGTGGCAGACGTTGGTATAGAGATGGCGATAAATGAAATATAGTGGTGGTCATTTTTTGAACATGACATATTTTGCTCATTATATGGTGTGAACGGCAGTTTAGAAGATATCTCTTCTAAAATGAATAATTGAATCTCCGCCATAATTTTTTCTTTTATAACACTATATACAATACCCAAAAAATGGCTGGTGGCCTTTTGCAGCTCGTCGCATACGGAGCCCAGGACGTTTTCCTCACTGGAACCCCCGAGATTACTTTCTGGAAGGTGTCGTACAGACGCCACACGAACTTCGCGATGGAGTCCATCGAGCAGACCTTCTCCGGCCAGGCCGACTTTGGCCGCCGTGTGACCTGCACGATCTCCCGCAACGGTGACTTGGCTTACCGCACCTACCTGCAGGTGACTCTCCCGGAGATCAACCAGACCATGGCGCCGGCCACGAGCTCGGACGGTGTCTATGCCCGCTGGCTGGACTTCATTGGTGAGCAGCTCATCGCTCAGGTGGAGGTGGAGATTGGTGGCCAGCGCATTGACCGCCAATACGGTGACTGGATGCACATCTGGAACCAGCTCACCATGACGGCGGAGCAACAGCGTGGCTACTTCAAGATGATTGGCAACACGACCCAGTTTACCTACATCACGGACCCCACGTTCGCGGCCATCTCGGGCCCTTGCTCGGCCACGGGCGGACCTTCCCAGGTGTGCTCCCCCCGCAACGCGCTCCCGGAGACCACCCTGTACATCCCGCTCATGTTCTGGTGGAACCGCAACCCGGGTCTGTCGCTCCCGCTCATCGCCTTAAAATCTGTAGGGCAGAAAAGCATCCAAACTAAAGCATCCGAGCCCTGCTTTAGTAAAAATTTGTTGTGGTCTCGGGAGGAAGCTTTTCCTCATACCCAGATGCTAGTCGGTGCTTGCTGCTAAGGATGCAGTAAGACTACTGGCAACACGACCAAACTGCGGGAAACCCGTAAAGGCGTATAAAAGAAATTGTGAGTATTATGAAAACCGGTTTAAAAATAGCGCAATTAATGGTAGTATGGAGAAAACATGTTGTAAATGCAAACACGTCCAATCGGTGAGTGAATTTGGAAAACTTGCCAAATCACCTGATGGTTTGCGTTATGATTGTCGCAGTTGCAGAAAAGACTATCGTGAACGTAACAAAGATAAGATTAATCAAAAATTAAAAGCATATTATCAGGAACACAAAGACGTCTTATTGGTGCAAAATCGTGAATACCGATTAGCCAATAAGGATGTGATCAATATACAGCGAAAAGAGTACCGTAATCGTCCAGATGTAAAAGAACATATCAAACAAAAACAGCGAGAGTACTTGCCTAAGAGAAAAGCGGACATGAAAAACAAATACAGTAACGATATCAATTACAGATTGAGAGTTACTATCCGCTCAAAACTTTGGGAGGCATTAAAAAAAGGGAAACAACACAGTTCCCTTAGATATCTCGGTTGTGATTTGGAGTTCTTCAAACAATGGATAGAATTTCGCTTTGATGAAAATATGACCTGGGAAAATTGGGGGTCGTATTGGCATATTGACCATATTTTACCGATAAATGCTTTTAAAGATAATCACGATACGAATAAGTTTTGTTTTCATTGGACAAACTTACAACCACTCACCGCGTTTGAAAATCAATCAAAAGGTGACAAATTACAACTCCATTATTACTTTAATAACATTGTGAATATAGTCCGGTTCAATAACAAATACAGACAATTTCTGGGGTACCAAGCTGTAAATGAAAGTTTACAGTGGCTGAGAATGGAACTCAGGTATGGTAAAAATCCCCCGCATGAAGATGTGCAAACATCTGAAATCGGCAATCCGCAGCCAAGCTCCTACGTCCGATATGATAAGGATATGGAGAAGGTTCAACGACTAAATGGTGGTGGGTCTGAGTGCACTAATCATGCACAATGATGGCTTAAGATATAGTCTAGCCCCTGGCAAAAGTTTTCATAGAGTTATACTGGTTGATCAACTATGAAAATGCCAATAAATATCCCGAAAGGGAGGGTATATGTGGTTCGTACAGTACCACGAGGTCAAGATCAACCTGGACATCCGCCCGATTGGCGAGTGCCTGTGGGCCGTCAAGACCCTGACGTCCAAGTACGGCTCGGGCACCGTGTCCGCCACCGTGCCTTACCAGCAATCGTTGGTGGCGGCGTCCCTCTACGTGGACTATGTGTTCTTGGACACGGATGAGCGCCGCAAGATGGCCCAAAACCCGCACGAGTACCTGATTGAGCAGGTGCAGTTCACGGGTGACGAGTCGGTCGGTTCCTCCTCGAACAAGATCAAGCTCAACTTCAACCACCCTTGCAAGGAGCTCATCTGGGTTGTCCAGCCGGACGCCAACGTGGACTACTGCTCGTCCCTGGACAACACCCAGGTCCTGTTCAAGACCCTGGGTGCGCAGCCGTTCAACTACACGGACGCCATTGACGCCCTGCCCAACGCCATCCACGCGTTTGGTGGCCCGGCGGAGACGTCCTCGGGTAACTTCATTGTGTCCTCGGGTGTGTTTGAGATGGCGGGTGCGACGGACTCTCCTGCCATCTCCAGCTCCCAGACCTGGCAGACGTCCAGCTCGTCGGACCTGCCGTTCTCTTCCCAGGTGGGCGCGGCGGAGGGCTCCTACGTGTCCGACGCCGGCACCTTTGTGCTCGCGGAGACCGCCTTGGACATGCACTGCTGGGGTGAGAACCCGGTCGTCACGGCCAAGCTGCAGCTCAACGGCCAGGACCGCTTCTCGGAGCGTGAGGGTTCCTACTTTGACGTGGTCCAGCCCTACCAGCACCACACCCGCGCCCCGGACACGGGCATCAACGTGTACTCCTTTGCCCTGCGCCCGGAGGAGCACCAACCCAGCGGGTCGTGCAACTTCTCGCGCATTGACAACGCCGTGCTCCAGCTGGTGCTCTCCTCGGGCACCGTGGCGGGCACTGCCACGGCCAAGGTGCGTGTGTATGCGGTGAACTACAACGTCCTGCGTGTTATGTCTGGCATGGCCGGCGTCGCGTACTCGAACTAAATTTTATCTATGTGCGTTTTTGTTCGTCAAATGTGTAATAGAAGAACGTTTAGACAAGAATTATAACGAGTAAATAACTACTCTTTATAATAGAACTATCATGTTATGATAAAGAGCATGATTATATGAATATTCAACATCATAATAAGTTTATATATGTATAAGCTATAGTATGGTTTTTTATTTTTTGTTATACAATGACAACACACATAGTTCATATTTGGAATCCATGGTGAGTTCAATAAAGAATCATGGACCTGAATTTGAAGTCGTTATATTTGATAAAACGGACATTGAAGCGGATTTTGTTGAAAGTAATAAGAATATACTGAGTCAAGAAAAGGGTGGTGGTTATTGGTTATGGAAACCATACTGTATCAATGTTCTTTTGAATAAGGTCAATGATAATGATATCATTTTTTATTGTGACCTAAAATATTTATTCATTGATCAAATTTCTGGCCTTTATAAAACATATTTTGAAGAACCGAGCAATGAGTTACTTGTTTGGAAAAATAAACCAAATGAACCTATATGGTTTATGAAAAATTGGTGTAAAATGGATGTAATACTTAAATATGACATGTATTCTAAGGTATTTGATGAAAATAGCGAGGATTCATGGGGCGGAGCAATGTTAGTAAAGAAGACAAGCAATACAGTTAGATGCATGAAAGACTGGTTAGACATGTGCTGTATTTATGATAACATAACTGACGAACCATCTAAAACTGAAAATAGTTCGGAATTTATAGAACATAGGCATGACCAATCTTTATTATCCATCGTTTTATATAAATATAACATAGTGATGCAGTATATGGAAAAAGGAATTATGCAAAATCTCAGGGTACCATATTAACTATAACACCAAATAACACCAAATAATACTAATTGTATATGAATCAAATGTTTTTATTACCTACTATTATACAATACAATCAATATGCCCAGTAAGAAACCGTGCCAAGGAGAAATCGTCAGAATCGGCGGCCACGATTGGTGCGTCGGTGAGAAAATCCAGTCCAAGTGGAAGCACTCCAAGCTCAACAAGACCAAGAAGACCAAGAAGACCAAGAAGACCAAGAAGCAGAACAAAACGGCCGGGGGGAAACGTCGGACCCAACACCGTCGTTGAATGGAATCCAATCCCCAGATAATGTATAGGATCACTCCATCACAGCATGAAACTCGTCGGGTTCACGGACATGTGCCCCCCGGCCTATGTGTATTTAGTCGTGTCTACCATGGCGATTACCGTGATGTTCCTGCAAAATTATTATGTCATGCAAAACGTCTACGGTAGTCCCGACCACAACGTGTATTGTTTAGGATCCTACAGTTGCGAGGTGAGCAGCGTCGGCATGTTGTTCTTGATCAAGGTCCTTTACATTCTTTTCTGGACATGGGTACTCAACCTCATCTGTCGCGCGGGGGCCCCGGGCTTTGCCTGGTTCTTGGTCCTCTTGCCCTTTTTGGTGTCGTTCATCCTCCTGGCCTCTCTGTTTTTCCAAGGCAGTTAGCCCCCTACCCCCCCCCCCCCCCCCCCCCCCTTCCCCCCCCCTTATGTGCTGATATCTCCAAAAAATACCCACACACCCCCCCACCACCCCCC